TAAAGTATTTGAGTTCCACAATAAACGACCTGCTCCACCTTGAATATTCTTCTTATCATATTTATAAACATTATTTTTTTCTGCCATAATTATTTGACCTCCTCATAGTCCCATGAGCAACCATATTTTAGTGTTTGAAGCTCATCTTCTGTTAATTCAGCAATTTCTCCGTTTAGATACTGAATATCGTTTAGTTGTAAAACACCGATCATATTTGTTGGCGCGATTAACTTAACTTTTGTTTTTGTCTCTTCATTTGCTTTAACCTCTTTTGTTTCTTGAGGTTTCTTTTCAAACTGCTTTTTTTCTTTTGACATATTGACACTCCTAACTTTCAAAATAATTAATACTCATATAACACCATGCTTCTGGTATCTTGGTTTCCTCATCCATATCTGGATAAATAGGTGTTGTTAGTTTCATATCGAATACATTAATACCATCAATCCCAGCGTGATTACGTTGTAAATAGTTAGCGACATCGGTACAGACGTTAAGAGCGTTAATATCATTGTCGTCTCTAACTAACAGCTGGATAGTTGTTTTTCCAACTGATTTTACTTGTAAAGCTGGCTTTTCCACCGTTTTATCTAACTTGAAAGGCCTAATCGTTTTGATTTCCTCTTTGAATATTGGTTTTAAAAAACTTGCGATTGGTAATGTTGCATCTACGAAATCCATTTAAACACCTACTTTCCTAATATAGTTTTCCTTACTGCCATGCTTCCAACTTCAAGCATTCGTTTTTCATTAGCATCTAAAGAACGAGCCATAATGTTATAGCGTTTTTCTAAAGGTGCTGCATACCTCACATCTGAGCCAATTGTTAAAATAGTCTCGTTTGCTTTTTCGACTGTGTCATTAATTGGCGTTCCTTTTTGGATAATCCCGTTTTTACCAGGAATATTAGTTTCATAACCAATGCTGTTGACATAAGCTCCGGTATCGATATGATCATCTGATTGAGTGATTTCCTTTGCTCCATCAGCCCACGCGATACCCATTGCTTTTACTGCAGTTTCTCTTGCTAAAGGCATTTTACTATCAATTTCAGCAAAGAATTTTTGAGCTTGCTTATCAAATTTAAAAGAAGCTGATGCACGTTTTCCCATATCAAACAGCTCCTTTCAAGATAATTTTATAATGATGCAAGGAATCAAAGTCATTACGAGGGAGTATTTCCTCAGCTCTGAACTCGTCACTAGCTAATAGATTGCCTTTACCATCTTTGATATTTTTAATTCGCATATCATCATTAATCTCTTGATCAGCTGATAAAACAAGAGTTGATTCATACAAGCCTTTTGTATCATCTGTAACAATGACGTTTTTCAGCCGTTTTCTCATGAAACGACAAGGAATTAAAGGAACTTCTTTATCTTTAATGATAGGTCTGTCCCAGTCGTCTACCTCATCACCACTAGAAGGGATAACGAGGGTACACGTATGATTTAAAAAGTCATCGAATGCCATAAGACATCTTCCTTCTTTTTGCTCTTGTAGGTCCAGAAACACCAAAAAAAGCATGAGAACTTATCGGAACAAGTAACGATTCTAGAATTAAATCAAGCTCCGTATCTCCTGTATTAGTATCTAGCTTATCTAACGATTGGCTAGACAATGAATAAGAATAATCATCCATCGACTCAGATTGCAGTCCACTCATTTTTCTTTCAATAGCTTTTCTGTTTGAATCCATGAAAAAAAGATAGTCAACCATTTTAATAGTCGCTATCTTTAATTTCTTCTGAATCATTTCATCGCCTGTTTTAGAATAATCACAGTGAACTCTTGCTGTGATTTGAATATCAGCACGTTCGATATAACCTTGAATCTCAGTGTCTTTCAGTTCTTTAAATGACTCATCAGCTTTATATTTTGATGTGTCTCTAACATCTTGAATAGTTGCGAACATCGAATCCCTCCTATTCTTCTACTTTGACAATGAATCCTGAGTCTAATCTAGCTTGAATTGGTCCAGTGATTACATCAGGTAAAGGAATTTTATCTTCACTAGTAATCACGAAACGACCATCGTAAAACATGGTATCGGGTTTAGAAAGAGTATAAAGTTCTGGTTTCTCAACTTCGTCAGCTGTTTCAACTTCTTCTGTTTCGGTTAGCTCTCCTTGATTCTCATCAACAGTAACTGTTTCATCGTTTACGACTTCTTCTATAACTTCGTCAGCTGTTTCAACAGGTTTAGTTTCTTTCTTTTCCTCTTTTTTCTTAGCCAAGATAATCCCTCCTAAACTCTAGCTTTTGTAATATCAACAATAAGACGAGCGCGTTTTTCAAATGGTACATATCCAGCTGTTTTAGTAGAATATGAACCTTCCAATTGAGTTTTAGCACTACGTTCTGTTTCAGTAGAAAATGGTTTATAAGTGTACTCTTGTAAAGCAAAACCAGTATCAACGAACATGATTTTTCCATCAGGCATTTTTTTGTTGATAAATGGAGCTGATTTAATTACATTTGGCATATCACCATTTAAGATATTACCTAAGAATAATGGATTACCGGCTTGAGTAACATTTTTTAACCACAATTCAGCAGTTTTTAAGTTCATTACTACTCTATCGGGAGTAAATCCGTATTCGTCATTCATGTAATAAGTCGCATACCACATATCGACTGGATCAAGCTCGTTCACTTTTGAAACTCCGATAACTTCTGGAGCATCCCAACCATCATCAAAGTAACCATTACTTAATGTTTCAATAGCTAAACGCTCATCAGTAATTCCCATACGTTGACCACGACGCTTTAAGAAAGCGGCTAACATATCAATTTTCATTGATTTAGCTTCATCAGTGATTTCTACACCACCACCACGTTTGTAGACACGGATTGAACGTTTATCTTGAAGTCCAATTGTTGTAACTGGAATTGGAGCACCTTGAGCAACAAGATTGAAATCTAAGTTGCTATCTTTGTCATCGTCAGAATCTTCATAGTAGTAAAATTCTTGAGTTTGTTGCTCCATTGGCACGTTACCCATAATTAACTCACTTGCACGACCAGATTTCTCATAACCATTACGAACGTAATCTTCTGTAATGATTGGGAATAAAGGCTTAGTGTTTGTATTTGTAAACATTTGTTCAACGCTACGAGTCCAAATGTTTGGGTCAAGTGCTCGTTTTGCATCGTCCCATGTTAAACCTTCTTTTTCGAAAACACCGCGTAATAACGCTGATGAATTCTTTTCTAGTAAAGAACTACCTTGAGCAGCAAAACGTTCTTCTTTAGCAACTTTTGCCATTTCTTGACGTAACTCAGCACCTGAAGCAGGTAACTCAATTTGTTTTCCATCTTTTAAAGCTTTTCTAAATAAACCCATTAAATAAGCACCTCCGCTTGATTTTTAGCAGCATTAACTTTTAATACTACGATGTGTGATACATCAGTCGCGTCCTTTTTAAACTTACCATCAGCACCAACAACTAATTTGTCACCAACAGCTACACCGTCAGCCACATTTAAAAGAACGTTACGACTAAAGCCAGTTACGAAAGCACTAATCGGAACGTTCTTCTCTTTTTCTTGAACTTTCGCAAATAGTTGAGGCACTTCTCCATCAGTTGCTTTTCTAACTCCATAATCTCCAACAGTTGGATCTAAAATTAATCCATCACCAAAATTAACTGGCTCCTTACAAAATACGGTTAATGATAAACCGTACGAATCTGGTAAAATACCACCTTTAGGCCATCTTAAACTCATTTATATCTCCCCTTTCTTAATCCAAGACAACAACGTCATCGTTGCTATCATCATCATTACCACCTAATTGACGACCTGGTTTGAATTTGTCGCCTTTCATTTTGCGGTAACTTTCAATTTCTGCTTTGATATATTCAATATCGCCAGAACGTTCTAACAAGGCTTTGTAGCTCTCAGCATTGAAAGTATCACCTTGAACAGCTACACGCTCTTTTACAGCTTCTTCCACTAAATCTTCTACATATTTACGACCATGTTTAGCCTCAGTTTTAAGATTACGGATAGCTTCAACAGTTGCTAAATCTTCCCCTAGCTCATTTCTGATAGCTGTATCTTCTTGAGAACGTAAAGAATGACCTCCATCAGTTAAAGCTGCTCTTACTGCACTACGCTCAATAGAACCATCCTTTAAACCTTTTTTTAATTCTTCAATAACATTCACGTTATCACTACCTCTCTTTGATTTTTTTGTATTTAAAAAGGCATCAGAATCACGTTCAAAACGCGTCTGATACCTTTCTTCAAACATATTAATTTGTTTTTCTTTTAAAGAACCGTCTGAAATTTCAGAACGGACCTTTTCGATGTATGCATCAGGACAAGCGCCCTTATACACTGTGGAAACCTCACGAAGTCTTGCATCAACTATCCAAAAGAATACTCGATTTCCATCTTCGTCAGTATCACCTGGAAAATATGGTGTATCCCACAGATCTTTACCATCAGCCGAACACTTATACCACATATCTGGACCACCAAATCCCACGCTCATGTCACGTAGAACTCCTGTTTCGATAGCTCTGATTGTGTCATCTGTACTTACACCGTTGATTGTTACACCTCTTGGAATGTACCAACGACCACGAACTGACGTTATACCGTCTTTTTCTATGATTTCAGCATCAAAAGAACGACCGTAAGGGTTTCTATCAGTATTGTGACCTTCCATTAAAGCAGTACCAAGAATTAAATCATCAGCAAAGTTTCTTAATGTTGTTGTCGGGTCCATTCGTGTGTCATAGCTGTCCAATGCATCAGATGAACAAATGCCTTCGTAGACAAATACATCTTCTCTAGCAAGAGGTTTAAGCGTATGACGATTGATTAATTCTAAATCTTTGTCGCTAAAATCTGCATTGCTAGATGTAATTCTAATTGGTGCCATCACGTTAGAAACTATCATTTATTTATCACCACCTTTCAATTATTGTATTTATTTACGGCTATTAGATTTGATATTTTTAGGCTTTGGTATTTTTTTCTCATTCCCTTTTGGTTGATAGCCTTTTAGGAATGGTGGATTTGCTTCTTTTTTTATAGGTTTTCTATGCCAATCTCTACCATCATATGTTGGTGGTAACGGAACATCAGCAGCTTTAACTTTAGATTGAATTCCTCTATCTTCATTATCTTTTGAAACATTCCCGTTAATAACCTTGATAATTTCATCCGATTCAACACCTAGCAAACTTTGTCTATATGCAAATTTGTACTTACATAACTTATTTAACAAACTTGCAACTATTGCAAGGCTTGTTATACCTGTGATACATAAAATAATTAATTGTCCCATGTTATCCATCCTTAACTTTCAGTTTGGCTTTTTATTCATCCACCTCAGCGAACAACGTCTTATACCAACAACGGCAACTAATCACGTTATCAGCAGAAGCCCCATTTTCGCTATCTCGCGGAAACATTAATTTTTCACCATTTACAATAAAGAAATCCATAAACCCAACACGTTGACCATTAGCATCTTTATGCCATTGTCTCGTACGGTCTTGATGAGCTGAACGCCACTCTTTACCAATGACAATACCTAAATCATATAGTTGCAAATCAGAAGCAAACTGACCAGTTGAACCAGCTGAAAGAAGTTCAGTTCTTGCTATGGTCTCAGCTCTCCATTTATCAAACATGTAAGAACTTTCTAACTTTTTAGCAACGTCTTTAACGCTATAAGGTCCATCATTTAGCACCTCATTGATAACTTTCAACACTTCTTTTCTGTTGGTATCGACTATTTGAATAGCTGTATTCTCAGCACGCCAGTTAATCCATTCCATTAAACGCTCATCTGTTTGATTAAACTGAACATCTACGAATACATTCAACAGATTCACGTTTCCGATAACAGAAGTAACCTGAGTTAGCCACGATTCGACCACACCACGCCACAGCTCAACATCTTTATTCATTTCAAAAAAGACGTAAGTCATTAGCCAAAGCTCTAACTCGTCATCTGATTCTTCCTCTTCATCAGCACGAACATGCTTAATAGCTTGTTTTCGTTCTATTTTTGGAGGTTCTGGCGCTTTGTTTATGTTTTTAATGTAATTATCTAACTGCGCTTTTAATACACCTAAAAACTCATCATTTGCGATATCCATTGATGCATCTAATATCTGGTCAAATAACTGAAATATTTCTTCATCGCTTACTTGTTCTCCACGTTGCCCCCTTTTTCCCAAGAGGGCTTTACTGGGAAACTTTCGAATATAACGACCTGTTTCATCACCTTCTAAATCCTCATCGTCTTTAGGTTTAGCCTTAGACTGTAAAAAGGCTTGATAAGAACCTAAGGCATCTGACTGTTGCGGTTGTTTAGGCTCTCCAACAGCATCGTGACCAGTAATGACGTTCGATGCCTCATCATTATCAATCCAGCCTTGTTGAACTTTCATGATTTCATTGTTAATCTCAATTGCCTCAGCGTTAGCTTCTTGCGCTCTGTCTTTAGTTCTCACATCATTGAACGTGATTTTTACAGTGCTTTG